AAAAAAATAAAGGCCCGGATTTTAAACCGGGCCTTTAGCCTAGAACTATGAGCCTAGAAGAGACTAGGAAGCCTTTGCAAGCTTAGCAGCTTCCACAGCATTCTTTGCAATAGATAAAGCAGTTGCTTTATCAACTCCAAACTGCTTGGAGAATCTGAGAGCCATTTTTTCAACTTCCGCAGATTCGTCAATTTCTTTCCCAGGACGGGCTTCTTCTTTAAGAGCTTGGTTTTCCCCAACAGTTGTACGAGTCAAGATCTTTAGGATCGGATTCTCCTTTGGATACTTAGAACTGAAGTACTCTACCGCCTCACTGAAAAGAAGTTCCGGCTCAGATCCTGAAATCTGATCTACTGGCTGAGTGTAGGATTTTACCGAAGTCGTATTTGCAACTTCGTCTTCTACTTTGTTTTCCAATGTTTCCACAGGATCTGTGGAGCCATGGTTCAGGAAAACCGCAGGTACCACAAGGTGATACCGAATCGATTTATCTTTGTTCTTACTGTAAATCGTCTGTGTTCCGTTTAACATTTTGTTGCTCCTTTTTTGTTCCGATGACTGGTCTAAATTCCTTGTCGGGTCCATCGGATCTGTCCTTCATCCAAAGACCATTCTAACACATGACCTTCACTTAGTCAAGTGTTTTGTTCAACTTGAATGAACTTTTTTCGGCTCGGCTGCGAATTGTTCATTTTTTACACAGTCAAGACGACCTAGCGCATAGAAAAGTCTAATGCGCGTGCCTCTCATAGTTTTGGCAGGGCCATGCTTCCGCATAATCCTGCTAAGGATTGTGGCAGCCTTCTCTCTTGAGTTTGGTTGTAAGTCAAATACGTCCATCATTTCGTCTCTCCTAAGATAAATTTTTGATCGCCTTTTCCGTAGCGTCGCGCGCGTTCGATATCGTCTTCTATGCTTCCACCACATTTTTCCCATTGTTCAGCTTCGTTTTTCTGCTGGTCAATTTCCTCGATGCTCTTCTCAAGACGGTCTTGATACTGCTCATTGAGAAGTTGCAGGTCACGCCTTCTTAGCTCAGCTTCAACTGCCTTGAGTAGTTTGGTTGAAACGCAGTTGCGTTTCGGACTAGCGATGTGCAACGTAGTTGCAAGTCGCGTCAGTGATTTAGTTGTGTAATTCGTAAAGTCGTGTTTCATTTTGTTCTCCTTAGTTCTTCTCTACTATACATATTCTACAACAGATGCCGTCCCGAGTCAAGAAAAATTTAGCGCTATCTTTGGTTAATCAAGTCGGCGAAGTTCCAGATGCAATTGCATCTGAAGCAACGAAGCCGGCGACCCCCATAGGCCTGCGATCTAGGAGTCCCAAACTAGGCTCTAAGCGCGCCCATGCAGCTCACTCAGAAAGGAATATTATATCAGAAAGGAATATTATATCAGAAAGTAGGGACCCCGTAGGGACCCCTACCAGAAAAAATAGTCCGTAAGTCATTGATAACAAAGGAACGAAAGTACTTGACAGGCCTTGACAGTCGAAGGGCGAAGTGATATAGTGGGTCTAGGTAAAGGTTCGAAGTGTATGCAGATTACACAAGAGGAACTCGAAAGGCGTCTTACAGAGGCTTCTAACCTTTGTAATAGAATCTCAGGTGTAAAACAAGTATCTCCGATAGAAGAATCCAAACGGGGAAATGATGAAAATAATCGAAATAATGCTGGGCGAAAGCCGGAGATTCCTAACGCCCCAGCAAGCTTGCGAATTGTTGCAGGAGTACTTGCAAAAGCAGAAGGAAATTCTGCTCAAGTCGCAAGAAACCTCAAACTTACTCCTGGACAGGTCCGCTACGCTTCTTCCGTAGAAGACGCAGTTGCAGAAGGAACGTCTTCTAAAATAAAAATAACAGAGAAGCAAGTACAGGAAGTTGCTTTAAACCGTTTAATGGATGCCTTAGGTCTGTTAGATGCAGGTGCATTTATTAGTGAGAAACCAAAAGACATTTCAACCATAGCGGCAAACTTAAGTAGGGTACATTCAAACCTACGTCCTAAGGACGAACGTGCTGGAGATAACGTAAATATCACGATTTACTCTCCCAAACAACGAAGACTTGAAGACTTTGACGTAATTGAAATTCAAACTGGTACTTAAAAGGTGCAACTGTCTCTGCGAGGCTTCTATAGTTTCGTAGAATAGGAATAAAAGGGATAAAAGGACATGAAACTATACGTTCCAACACCAATTATGCTACAAGAGACTGGTCCTACTGGTCTCGTAGGTTCTCCATTTGATGGATCGTTAACAGTATTTACAGATCTAGCTACTGCACAACAAATGTGCAATATGGTTAATCCGTTATATGGAGGACAGCTATTTGTACAGGCATATCCTTGGGATAAGTTTGGCTTCACTTATATGTCACCCGCACAAGCATCCGATTGTGCACAATGGCATATCTATACTGGCACAGAAAACGAACCTTTAGATAAGGGAAATTGTGCTGACTTAGCACGTGCCTGTTGGGGACCTAATCAAATTAATGGAGGAGGTATAGGAAATCCAGGCTCCTGGATAATAAGTCCTAATGGAAGTCCTACCTATCTTCCCTCCCCATTTCCTGTTGTTCCAATTTCAGTCGCAACAGCGATTGCTAATTTGCAACTGCAAATTGAAGCATTACAAAATCAACTCAAAAATTTACAAGGATAAAATGGCAACATTTGAAGCCTACGTTCAAGGCACGGAGCAGTCTCAGTCTCAGAAAGAAAAGGATAAAAGAACTATGACAACAGAACAGCAAAACGTTGCATTGAAGCAAAAGCATGCTTCGCTACTGACGCATGTACAGCATTTAGATCAGAAGATCAAAGGATTTATTACTGATGATCTTCATCTAACAAGAAAGCAGCATGAAAGTCTACAAGATCTGTCAAGTCATGCAACTGCTACAGTTGAAGAAGCAGCGGCTCCGGACGAAGTTTTTCTCCCTCCTACTTCAGACGCAACTGCGTCTGGAACAGCTGCACCAGGAACAATCGCGCAGTTACGCGAGGGACTTCACTATAATACGCAACTGCGTCGGGAGCAGGAAGAAATGGAATCTCAGGCGCAGCTGCGCCTGGAACCAGTATTAATAACAAAAGAGGATGTTAACAAATTCACAAAGCAAGCTTAGATTAGTTTCTAGGCAAAACATACATCTAATAAAGAGGAGCAGTAAAATGTCATTTTGGGCAACTTTTGAAGCAGACGTGAATAAAGGACTTGAACTAGCAGCAGAAATTATTGGAACTTTTCTTCCAGTAGACTCCACGTTGCTGACGGACATTGCAGAATCTGTTGCAGCTATTGAAACTATTTTTGCAAAACCTTCAAGTGCTGTGACTCCCTCGACTGTAAGTGCTATCGTACAGTCAGCTACAGTTATGAGTGTAGTTAACCAAGCTTCTAATGCAAAGCTCTATACCGCCTCAGTTGCAGTTGCGGCAGGAATTGGTGCTAAGAAACTTACTTAAGTTTTGTTTGCTAAGTTGCATCAGGTGCAACTACAATTTAGTCGCCTGAAGCAAAATAAAGCAAACAGAAGTGCGGCTCTTATATTGTCGCGAGATAACATAGGTCAGCCGCACAGTCTCTATTGTCGTGAGATAAAAGAGAATAATGCTAAACTCTTGGAAGCCTACCTTACGTCAAGAACAATTCCTCAGCTTGCCAGATGAGATATTTGAAGCTCTGTATGGCGGCCAAGCTGGCGGAGGCAAATCGGAAGTTTTACTGCAACTGCCATTAGTAAGAGAATTTTATAAATATCCAAAATTTAAAGGTATTATCTTCAGGAGAACTCTACCTGAACTTGAAAGAGAGATTATTCTTAGGTCTCAAACAGACGGGCTATACAAAGCCTGCGGAGGAGAATATCAAGATCAGAAAAAACGTTGGAGATTTCCCAGTGGAGCTATAGTTCAGTTTGGCCACTTAGAACATGAGAAAGATGTAAAAATTTATGACACAGCTCAGTATAACTACATGGCCTTTGATGAGGTAACTTCATTTACCCCATATCAATACGAATATCTAACTTTCTCACGTTGTAGATCCTCAGATGTAAACCTGCCTAGTATTGTAAGGTCTGGAACTAATCCTGGTGGTATAGCTCATAACTATTTCAGGAAAAGATTTGTCGAGCCAGCACGTGAGGGTGGTAAGGTAATTCGAGAACTAAGAACAATAGCCGGCCGCACGGTTGAATTAAAATTAATTTTTATTAAATCTAAAGCATCTGACAATGAATATTTAATGAAAGCTGATCCTGGTTACTTAGACAGGATGCAAAGGCTCCCGGAGGCTGAAAGAATTGCAAAAGCTGAGGGAGATTGGTGGATTTATTCTGGACAAGTATTCGATGACTTTAGATCGGAGAAGCTTCTCTCAGAACCTGATAATGCCATACATGTTGTAAAATCATTTAATATACCTTATTTTTGGCCCAAAATATTATCAATAGATTGGGGCTTTAAGGCAATGACTCATGCCTTATGGTTTGCTATCAATCCTTTTCCTTCAAAAGAGTTTCCTGCAAAAATTTATATTTATAGAGAGTATGCGGCTAAAAGGGAAAAGATTAGCACATGGGCATCTAATCTTAAAATACTTTCTCACGGAGAAGATCTTAAAGATATAGTATTAGATCCATCAGCTTATGGCCATAGAGGAGATGAAAAAACTATTGACGAACAATTTGCTGACAGTTTTGGCCGCGAAGCTAGGAGAGCGGATAATGACAGAGTCGGAGGAAAACTATTAATTCAAGAATATTTACGTTGGGCACAGGCGCCACCGCGTTTGATACCAGTTTCAGGATATGATTATGAAGTTGCAATGCGTATCCGTAGAATTGGTGGAGAGGAAAAACTAAGGGAATATGAAAAGACCTTCTTAGTAGAAGAAGATGAAGGTTTTTTACCAAAAATTCAGATGTTTGAGGAATGTAAAGAACTAATTAATTGCATTCCATTATGTATTTATGATAAGACTAATCCAGAAGATGTTGAGGAATTTAATGGAGATGATCCATACGATAATTTTAGATATGGACTTAAAGCTTGTCAGTACTATTTAGACTCAGGTAAGTTAGATGCATCATCCGAAATGCAACGAATCTTAGTATTAGATAAACTTAAAGAAACAGGAAATATGACTAGTTTTTATATGAATATGCAACGTCTCGAACGTGCTGAAGTACGTTCTTCGGCACCTATATATAGACGTCGCAGTGGGCGTTACAGTGGAAGGAGAGTTATATGAGTCCTGAAGTACTTGAAAGAGAAGCTAATAAACTGCTGAACGAAAAATACGTTCCTGGTGCAGCTGCACCAGAGGCAACTGGACCAGGAACTGAGAAACAAAACCTGAACAAGATACAACAAGACTGGGAACTTGTAGCGCATGATCGTTTACAGATGATGGAACAATTACGCGATGAGATGCATGCATGGAATGAAGCATATCTAAAGGAGAAGGAACGAGGAGATAGATTAGAATCGTGCTTACTTAAAACTGTAGGAATTAACCATGAGGAAGTTAAGCATGTGATAACTTCGAACAACGGAGTTAAAAGGCGCAGCGGCTTCTTTAAGCAACGTGCGGCTATCGAACGATTATATGCTCGAGATACAACTCCATTACGAGATGTAGAAGGAACAACTGAAGAAGAAAGTAATAAATTTGGGATAAACGAATGAAACAAATATTATTTTCTTTAATATTTTGTAGTTGCAGAATATATGCACAGTCGAATTTATGTTCCCCTGCATCTACTGGATTACCTAATCTTCCAGTTGCAGTTGCGGAATTACCTCAAGGTTGTAAAGTACCAATATATCCTACTCCAACTAAGACTGTGAACGTATCATCTATGGCTGCACTTCAATCTGCTGTTAACACCGCAGCCGCAACTTGCTCTGTAAAGATTGTAATTAAATCAGGTGTAAAATATATAGGTAGTCTTATAATTCCGGCTTCAGCTTGTTCTACAACACCTAACTTACTTGAATCATCAAATATTGCAGCCTTTCCTCGATTGCAAACAGTTTCTTTTGCAACTGCAAAAGATAAGTCTTTTCCTATCTTTCAAGCAAATAGTAGTTCTCCTGCAATATTAATATCTGACAATGCAAATGGATGGTATTTTGCAGGCTTAGAAGTAACTGTACTTCCTACAGTATTGAATTTATACGATATTTGGACAATGGGAGTTACAACAACAACGACAGCCGCATTACCACACAATATTACTATTGATCGTTGTGTAATTCATGCTTCTCCCGCAACAAAAGGAAATTATGTTGCACGTGGGATTAATTTAAATGCGGTAAATGGCACAGTAATGTTTTCGGCTATATATGATATAGTGAATCCTGGACAGGATACACAGGCAATTAATGTATATAATTCACCTGGGCCAATTCAGATCTTTGGAAACTATCTTAGAGCTTCAGGTGAGAATATCATGTTATTCTCACAGTGTCTTGGCTATAATTTCCCATACTGTCCGATAGTTTCAGACGTTACAATTAGACGTAATTATATTAGCAAGAATGCAGCCTGGCAAGCTCTCCCGAAAGGCTGCCTTCAAGGCAGCCAACCGCAATGCTATGATGTAAAAAATTTAATTGAACTAAAAAATGGCCAACGAGTATTAATTGATTCAAACATATTAGATACTACGTTTGCACAAGCACAAGACGAAGCTATTATAATGAATTGTGATTTAACTTGGCCAGTACAGTCTACCCCGCAAACATGTACGGATTTAACGATTACTAATAACTTAGTTGAACATGCACCTATGTTTGGTGTTATTGCTGGCTCAGGAACTACACAAACTGGACAGCGTATTTTAGTTCGTAATAATATTGCCCTTGATATTTCAGCCGTAAAATGGGGCGGACCAGGCTCATCGTTCCAGATTCAGCGCACTAACTTTCTCACCATCGATCACAACACCATTTTGAATACACCACTTTATAATGGAATAGAATTTGCAGACGCTCTTCCTTCAACGAATACTAATTTTCAATATACTAATAATTTTCAATACGGATCTCCGTTTGCTAATGGTATGAATCCTGGACAGACCATAGCAGAAATTGCAGCTGCAATTTATGGAGCCAATATATTAGTAGGAGACTATTGGACTTATAACAATGCTTTGAAGTTACAAAACGAACCTGCATATCCTACTGTCTCTGGTGCAGTTGCACCTGGTATTTTATCGCTGTCGTCGCCCGGCTGTACGTTAAATTCCAAGGTTATTGCAACATGCTGGCCTTTAGATTGGGCACTTGTAGGATTTATTGACTTCGCGGGTGGCTCTACAGGAACAAATATTGCGGGCCTTACATTAAGTTCTACTAGCCCATATAAACATAAAGGAACAGATGGAGCAGATGTAGGAGCTGATATAGCAACAGTTATTGCAGCAATAAATGGAATTAATTAGGAGAATAAAAATGTTCAAGAAATCAGGATTTAAGCCCACACGTGAAAATATGAAAAGTGCAGGAGGCTTTTCAGCTCCAGGCACAACTGCGCCTGAGAAACGAAAGAAGTTCTCAGCCGCACTAAAGAGTAAAGTTAAAAAGCCTAATATGCAAATGAAGAACTTGATGAAGGGTATGTAAATTGCCTAAAAAAGAATCTAAGGTTAGTGACGAGTTACAAGAGGCATTAAAGGACATAGTAGTAGAATGTGAGAAAGAAGATGACTTTATTAGGAAGTCTCAAATTAAGGCATGGAAGAAAAATGAAGAGTTTTATCATGGAGTACAGTATTTATTTTGGAATGAGAAAGATCAAACTTGGATAAGTCCAACATCTGGTGCGGCTCCTAACTTAGGTTTTTCATCTGAGGAGCAAGCCCAATATGGGCCGTTCTATGACTTTGTGATTGACATATTTTCGGCTCATGGGCAAAGCATTATCGCCGCATTATCTGCAATGTTACCAGCAATAAAATTTATCCCTGACGACGGTACGTCAGATGAGGACATTGATACAGCTAAAACTTACGATAAAATCGATGAACTTATCACGCGACATAACAATGAAAAATTAAAATTCATAAGAACTTTGTTTTATCTTTACATAAATGGAATTGTAGCATCGTATAGATATGTAGATACTGACAGTAAGTATGGAACTTATACTGTTCCAGTTTATGAAAATAAGGAAGTAACTAATCTAACTTGCCCAAATTGTAGCTACACCTTAGGAACAGATGACTCTGGTGTTCCTTCCGCAGTTGCGGCAGAGGCATCCGAGACGGAGACTAACGATGACAGTGAGGGAATGGAAGATAAAGTTGGCGAAGATAGAAAAGAAGAAACGGGAACTATGGATAATCAACCACAGTTATGTCCGAACTGTGGAGAAGAAGTAGTTCCTGAGGAGGTAAAGAGCACAGTTCCTATCTATGTAAGAGACGAGGAAAAGCCTAAGTCAAGAGTAAAACATGAGATTTATGGATCTTTATTTGTTAAGGTTCCAGTATATGCATTCGATCAACAAGGTTGTGGCTATTTAGGGCTTTATTTAGATAAGCCTAAAGATGAATTAGTTTCAGCATTTTGTTACGATGATAAAGGTAAGTTAGATGAAGAGTTAGCCAAGAAAATTGAATCAGAGTACATGATTAATGACGATCGTTGGGCTAGAAATGAATATCAATACCCAACCGGACCTGAAATGGAAAGTAGATCAATGGCCACATTAACTCAATACTGGTTAAGACCTAGTAAATTTAATATACATAAGAACTATTCAGTAAGAGAAAAGTTACTTAAGAAGTTTCCTAACGGTTGTAAAGTAGTTTTTGTAGGTAAGAATAAGCAGTTTATCTTGGCAATGGAGGAGGAGTTAGATAAACGATGGACTTTAGGTAAAGCAGGGTTAAGTACTTATATACATTCAGATCCTTGGTGTAGGCCGTTAGTTCCTATCCAAGAAATGAGAAATAATTTAGATAACTTAATAATGGACACAATTGAACATGGAATGCCATCAACGTTTGTAGATTCTGAAGTACTTGATTTTGATGCATATGGACAGTTTGAAGCAAAGCCTGGTTATATGTTTAAAGCTAAGGCTAGGCCGGGAAAAACGCTGGGCGAAGGATTTTATACTGAACAGAAAGCTCAGGTTCCTAGAGAAGTTGCATCTTATAGAGCGGCTCTTGACAAAGATGCTCAGTTTTGTGTAGGTTCCTTTCCTTCTTTATATGGAGGGCCTTCAGAAGGAAAGTCAAGGACATTAGGAGAATATCAACAAAGTAGGCAACAGGCATTGCAGCGATTAACATTAAGTTGGATACACGTTGCAGATTTTTATAGACGAGATCATGAAGAAATGGCAAGAATGTTCGCTGAGACGATGATAGAAGATGAGCATTTTACCAAAATGAATAATGGAAGTTATCTAACTGTATGGATTAGAAAGTCTCAAATGTTAGGTAAAATTGGAGGAGTTGAGTCTGAAGCCTCCGATAGTTTTCCCGCAAGTCTACAGCAAGTACAAGGATTTTTAACTAAGTTTATTGAATTAAATAATCCTCAAATTAATGCTGCATTGTATGCTCCTGAGAATAGAAAGATTCTTCAGGATTATTATATGCTAAATAAATTGAAGATGCCTGGGTCAAATCAAATTTATAAACAAATATGTGAAATAAATGAAATGATTAGAAATGCATCAGGTCCTATTGATGTAAATCAAGCTAGTGTACCAATTGAACCTGCTGTAGATGATGATGCAATTCATATAGCAAATTGTAAAGATTTTCTGGTAGATGACATTGGATTAGATCTTAAGAAACAACAACCTTTAATTTATCAAGATATTTTAGTGCATATGTTGATGCACCAAAAGAATTTGCAATTGAAGACTATGACACAGTTTGAAAATAGTCCCCCTGGACAACCACCTGATACATCTGAGACGAGTGAAGCTGGAGGAGACGAATGACGAGAGCTATACAGTTAACTGCTGCTGATACAAGTGCTCACAATTTATATGCACTAATCCTAGCTGCATTAAGTGTGACACAACTTCCACAAAGAGTGGACTTAGGTGCAGTATTCTTCCCTGACTTTGTAAACAACCTGACTATTACGTTACCTCTAAGCCAGGCTGGTAATTCTGGACAATCGTTAAGTATTCAAGATCCTGGAAGTGAGATAACGTCTGTACTTCCTGGAATCCCTTTTAAGATTTCAGGAGTTGGAAACTCTATTGCATTGCAAGGGCTTAAGATACAGGCTACTGCCATAGGAGTTGTAACAGATGTCTTTGCTGTCCAAAATTAAATTTAGTTTGCCTTTAGTGCTCACTTCAATAGCTCAAGGGCAAATTGCTATTTATGTTATAAGTGGACTGAATTTGCCAGCAACTTGCTCTGTAGCACAGGGACAAGTTTGGTTTAAAACAACTGGAGGAGCTGGCGTAGAAGGATTATATCAATGTGGGCCAACAGATAATAGTTGGACTTATGTAGGTGGAGCGGGGTCATCTGGAGTTTCATCATTTAACAGTAGAACTGGAGCAGTTACTACAGTAAGCGGTGATATTCCTAATAACGCTGCTAATACTACAGGAAATGCTGCTACTGCAACTAACTTAGCTTCTTACCCTACCTTATGTACGGGAACTAATTTTTCTCAGGGACTATCATCTGGAAGTAATAATTGTGCTGCTGCTGGATCTACAACTAACCAAAATTTAAGGCAGTTTGGAGCAGTATTAACTCCATCTTCTTTAACGGCTTGTGTATTCGTGGCGTTTAGCGGTACTATAAATGCCTTTCATGCTGTAGTTAGCGACGGGGCTACCGCAGCTACAGTATTAGTTAAAATAGAGACTCAGCCAACTTTTGCAACATTTATTTCAACTGGGCTAAGTGGAGCATCTGATATAACTAACGGTGGAGAACAACTAACCACAGTATTAGGTAAGGTAGATACTACATTAACTAGTTGGACAACATCTTTCGCAGCAGGAACGACAATCTGTATGGTTGCAAGCACATTTTCTGCTGGAACTAGTATAAATGCTAATATAACAATGGCGGCGAACTAATATGCGCAAATTGATCCTACTTTTTCTGGTCTGCGGGCTCCCCGCGTTTTGCACCAGCTTTGGTAACGGCACGCAGTGGGACATCCAAACGACCGGCTCGAATTCCAACGGCGGCGGCTTCGATCCGGGTGTGGTTGCGCCGGGCATGGATCAAAGCGAAGGCGCGCCCGTGGCTTTCACGGATCTGGTCGCGGTTACTACCACGGCCACGAGTCTCACTCTGTCGTTTGGCACGGCCTCGCCGGGCAATTTCATCTACATCACCGGCGGCAGCGGTTGCAATACCGGGCGCTTCGAGATTCTGAGCCAATCGACCGGCACTGCGACGTTTAACGCCACGCTTGGGACGGGCACGTGCTCGGGGAACGCCTACGGGCCGTTTCTGACGATCGGAGCGGCCATCTCCAGCGCTCCGAATAACTGCAATGCATTCTGGGTCAAGGCTGGTAGTTATGCTCTGACCGCGAGCTTGATTACCCCAGGAGGGGCCGTCACTTGTGTTGCATTTTTCGAGGGTTACGGAACCACCCACGGCGATCTGGCCGCGCGTCCGGCACTGACGGGATCAGGCTCGTCTTTCAATATGTTCGTAACCGGGGGGGCCGCCACCGCATTGGTGAATCTCTCTTTCGCCAACGCGACAACGGGCGCTGAGGTGTACGCCCAAGCCAACGAGTTCATCTACGACTGCCTCTTTACCGTGATCTCCGGCGACTCTGGTTTCTACAACTCGAACGGGTCCGGTTATATGGTACTGATCGGCAACGAGTTCGCCGGGGCTGGTAACGCAGTCTATAACGCGCTGGGAAACAACCCGTCTTCATTTTACGTAATTGGCAACTATTTCCATTCGACTGGTAACTGCATTTGGGATGGCAATAGTTCGAACGGCGGTTACGGCCCCTGGTACATTGCCAACAACGTTTTTTCCGGCTGCTCTTATGGGATTTATCGGCAGAACAACACAGTGATGCAATACCAGATCGTAGGGAATGTTTTCTACAATAGTACTCACGACGGCCTCAATTTGCAAGGCATTTTCAATGGTCTTTATCCACTGATGATCTACAACAACATTTTCTATGGAAATGGTGGCTATGGAATCAATCTTCAATATACTGCGGGAAGTGGATTATATTTTACCGCAGCAAATGCATTTGGATCTAATGTATCTGGAAATAATAACTACACTGCTAACGGACCAATTGCAGATATAACATTAAGTGCAAGTCCGTTTATAGGTAGTGGTAATTTTGCATTAAATACTACTACAGGTGGAGGTGCAGCATTGAAAGGTACAGGATTTCCTGGAATTACTCCTATGGGAACTGGATATTTAGATATAGGTGCCTTACAATCTAAGTCATCTTCTGGTGGAAGTTCAGTAGGATATGTGATGTAAGTATGGATTTTTTAATGGTTAGTCAGTCTGGTGAAGGAGCAGGAGTTCTTAAGCAAATTGCTGACGAAGGAAATAACTGTAAATTATATATAAATGATAATGATTATGGTACAGTTTACGATGGAATTTTAGATAAAGTAGATGAAATTAATCCTGATGAAAATACTGTAATTCTATTTGATATGTCAGGAAATGGAGATATTGCAGATGATTTAAAACGAGAAGGGTATCTCGTTTATGGTGCATCAGGTTTTGCAGATGATCTAGAGAAAGATAGACAATTTGGTTTATCTGTAATGGAAGAAGTAGGGATTAAACTTCCTTTAACTGAGGAGTTTGATGACTTTGAAGATATTGAAGATTTTTTATATACGAATGACGATAAGAAATTCGTCTTCAAGCCGTCTGGAACAATGCCTACTAAGTTAACTTATTGCAGTAAAGATAATGATGATTTAATTAGTTATCTTAAATTTGTTGAAGATAAATATGGCAAGGACATTGATTCTTTTGTTCTTCAGGAATTTGTTGAAGGTAGTGTAATATCATCTGAAATTTTCTTTGACGGAAAGAAAATAATATTACCCGGTAATCATACCGTTGAAGTAAAGAAGTTTATGAACGATGAGTTAGGTCCATCCACAGGTTGTTCTGGTAATTTAGTGTGGATAAATGAGGATAGTAAAATCATTAGAGATGGAGTAATGAAAATTGAAGATGTTCTACTAGGGGAAAATTATGTAGGACAAATTGATCTTAATGCCGTTGTAAACGAAAAAGGGATTTGGGGGCTAGAATGGACGCCTAGATTCGGGTATGACTCCATTCCTACCTACTTGCGTATGATCGGGATGGAAGCAGGTAAGTTTTTCTCAGACATTGTACACGGAACATTGAAAGATATAAAACATAATGAGGAAGAAATGTGGGGAATGAGACTGACTATTCCTCCTTATCCTGCAGAACCTGAAGGAGATCCTGAAGATTTATCTCCTAATGTAGGAGTACCTATTCAAAACTGGGAAACATACAATAAAAACTTATATTTGTATGAAGTAATGCTAAATGAAGATGAAATGTTAGTACACAGTGGTGGAACAGGTGTAGTTGCCTGTGTTGTACATAAAAATCCCAAGAGATGTTATGAGATTCTTGAAAAAATAAATGTTCCTGACAAACAGTATCGTACTGACCTTGAGAAAGTTTTAAGAAAAATGCAAGCCGGAGCAGAGCAATATGCCTGAAGACGTTCTAGATGCAGTTGAGCCAGAAGTTGATGACGATTCTTCTGTTATAGAATCTGAATCTGAAGTTGAGACTGAAACTGAAGAAGAAAAGCCTGAGAAGCCAGAAGAAGAAGAAGAAGAAGCTAAAGATAAGGACAAGGATGAGGACAAACCTTTTCCTTACGAAAGACCATCAATAGGTGAGATAAAGGAGAAATATCCTAACTTCTTTAAAGATTTTCCAGTGTTTAGGGATGTTGTGTTTCGTGAGATAGAGTTTACTAAAACATTTCCTACAATTGAAGATGCGAGGGAAGCTTTAGACGATTCCTTAGCCCTTACGGGGCTTAGGGACTCAGTATTGGCTGGAAAATCAGATGATGTTTTTGATGCAATTAAACAAACTGACGAAAAAGCAGCAGAGCGCTTTGCTCTGACATTCTTACCAACACTACATAAAAAAGATCCTCAACTTTACAGTTCAGCAATTACGCCTTTATTTGAGAATCTGGTAAGGCATTTATATTCATCGAGTGATGAAAATACCAAAAATGCAGCATTAGTTGCTGCTAACTTTCTATTCGGTAAAGATGGCTACGGAATTACTGTTGGTGAGAAAACATACTCTAAAAATTTAGAAGAAAGTAATGACGAAAAGAAATTAAAGGAAGATAGAGTTAAGTTTGAAACTGAACAGTATCAGGGATTTAGAGGCAATGTTCTTTCAGATCTAAGTTCTCAACGTCGTTCATTAATTGTAAGAGGCTTAGATCCTGATAAAACAATGACAGATTCTCAAAAAGAAATGTTAGTTGAAAGAATTGAAAAATTAGTAGATCAAGCTTTAGTTAGCGATCAGTCTCACATGACTGTAATGAATGCACGTTGGCTTAGGAGCAAAAAAGAAGGTTTTAATACTGCTTCAAAAGAGAAGATAATTTCCGCGTACCTCTCGCGCGCGAAGCAGCTAATTCCCTCTATTCGTGATAAAGAAAGAGATGCTTTTTTTGGTACAAGAAAGAAAGCATCTGAAAAGAAAGTAGAAGAAATAGACAATAAATCCTCCCGCCCGGATGTATCTGGTAGGGGAGGTAAAGTTACAAACCAGGCAGGAAAACAAGTTTTGAAGCCTGGTAGGGAACTTTATCGTAAAATGTCTGATATGGATATTTTGGGAATGTAGACGAGAGGACAAAAACAATGCCAGCAGGTTCTGAAAGTCAGGTAGTAGCAAACGAAATTGAAAGAGTTGAAGCTAAAGTCCCTATACTTTTTGACAGGGACGATACATTCTACGCTCAAATTGAAAAAGTTCCTGTAGAAGTAGTGTCGTCTAGGGCGATGCGCGTGCCACTGGAAATTTATCCTGGTGGAAAATCACGGCATGTTTCTTTGGACGGATATGATCTTGGACGCGGAGATATGCCTACTTATCAGTACGGTAACTTATCTCCTGTAACTCATGAGCATGCTTTAGAATGGACAACTGCAAGAAAAATTGGTACAGATTCTTCCAAGAAATCTGTTATCAATGCATTTCGTCGTGATATGGCGTCGGCAATGAAAGAATGGCGTCGAAACGTCGATTCTTTGTGTATGACTTCTGGAAATGGAGTTTTAGCGACGGTAGGTGCAATCTCAACAAGTGGTGGGGTTGATACTTATACTCTGGGGTTCACTGGAACTACCAGACTGGATGGTTTTGGAGCACGTTTATTGCGATTCGATATGGATATAGCGTTGTATAATTCAACGCTAACTGCTTATCGAACTCCTGCTGCGACTCCCCCATCTACAATGTCATCGCTGGAAAGCACAATTCAGTGGTACAGTGCTCAGGCAGATCAAATTCAAGTTCCTAGTTTCACTAGTGCGGCTGTAGGTGACTCAGTTGTAGCTAGTGGACTGGTACCTCAAACTCCTCCCGTTTCTTTCTTTGGTGTACCCTACCATAATTCCAACTCTACAGTTGGAACTTGGTTGACTTTTAATAGAGCTACTACACCGCCAGTTGTTGCTAGTGGTGTAAACGCTAATGGTGGAGCACTAACTCTGCCATATCCTAGACTTGCCATGAATTTAATCATGGATCGTGTTGGAATAAATACGAGCCAGAAATTAACTGCATGGATGCATATGTGTCAACGTCAGGCTTATGAAGAACTTGGCTTTGAAGTAAGTATCATTAACAAAGAAGCTAAGGAACAGGGTCTTGATCTGTATTTCAATGACAATATGCAAATGGCAGGGGCGCCTGTTAAAGTCTCAGCTTCTTGGGATAAGACTAGGATAGACTTCATTGACCTTGACAACTGGGGCCGTGCTGAATACATGCCTCCGGGATGGTATAAGGATGAAAATGGTCTGAAGTACTTTGTAGTTAGGGGAGGTACAGGAGGTGTAGCTACTTCAAATCTAGCTTACCTTATGACTTCCTTTAACTTGTGGATGCGAAATCCTGCTATGGCCGCATATATCTACAGCTTGCTTGTTCCAGCAGGATACAATTAATTTATTCAGTTTTCATTACAGGTTGTGAGGTTTCCATTCACTTGGCGCGATCTCATGTAAATAACTCCTGATAATGAAAGGTGCGGCTGTTGACCCCCCC